ATGAGCCGGTGGAGAATCTTCAAAGCGTATTACGAATGGCACGTGTACGAATACGGGCGGGAGCGCTATGAATCCTTCCCCACCTGGCGCGAGGCCATGGACTACGCCGACCGTTATTCCCGGCTAGCCCCGGACATCACCATTGAAGACCCAAGCGGCGCATTCTGTGACCTCACCGCCACCAACAAGCGAGAGTATATTCACCTCAAATCAGGCGGCGACACCTTTAACCTCGCACCACACGAATGGAAACCACTAGCGGGCTTCCTGCTAGACGTGGCCAACCTAGTGGAGGAAGCATGAGCGCGGCGTAGCTACCCCTAGATACGATAGAGACATGATGACCGATGACGAACTCGCCGCACTTCAGGGGCGGTACCTAAAGGATGCGAAAAAGGCACACCGGGAGGTGGAGGACTTGAAGGACGCCATGCGCGCTGCTAAGACCAAGAGATCTAACGCTGTTCGTCGGGCAAGTGCCGCCGGTGTGCCAATGGGAAAAATGGCTGAGCAACTCGGTGTTTCTAAGCCCATGCTGTCCCTTATTGCTAAAGGTGAACGATGAGAGAAAAGGACAAATCAATGCGTAAAATTTTGACCGTGGCCTGCGCCGCCCCGCTACTCCTATCGGGATGCGGCGGTGGGGCTGAGGACACCCCAACGCCCACCAGTGAGCAGGTAACGGCCACCGAGGCAGCCCCGGGCAAGACGGCCCCGGAGACATTCGAATCGGCTATCCAGGTACTGAACTACCTACAGGGCCAGAATGTGACATGCGCGAATACCGACAGCATCGAGCAGGGGTTGACCTGTGAGACGTCTGGCGTCTCGTACATCGTGAACACCGACCCGACCGGCAAGCTTGTGCAGGCAATGGTTGGCGCCGCCGAGCAGGTTGATAATACGGCCCTAATCTACGGCGATCACTGGTACATCTCCTGCGCCGGAGTATCAGCGCCGACGGCTTGCGCCTCGGCGGGAGCATCCCTCACGGGCTACGAAAAAGCAGGATTCTAGAAACTTCCCCTAAAGCGGCGGCTGCAACCGTCGCGGGGCTGACCGCCCCAAAAAATCAGAAAGGATACACCCATGACCATTCAAGACGTCACGATCGTCGGAAATATCAGCACCGACGTAGAGCTCCGATACACCCCGCAGGGCACCCCGGTGGCCCAGTTCAGTGTCGCGGTAAATGAGCGCCGCCTCAACCGTGAGACGAACCAATGGGAGGACGGAGACACCACGTTCTACCGCGTGAGCGCATGGAAGCAGCTAGGGGAACATGCCGCCGAAACTCTCGCTAAGGGCATGGAGGTTATCGTGAAGGGCAAGTTCACAGCCCGTAATTACACGACCAGGGAGGGTGTCGAGCGTACCGCGCTGGAGGTGACCGTGAACCCGGGCAAGGGGGCGCTTGGCCCGTCGTTGATGTGGATGGTGGGCAGCATGTCGAAGGCTCAGCAGGGCGGTGGGCAGCAGGCGCCGCAGCAGGACCCGTGGAATAGCGCCCCACAGGGCGGCTTCAGCGGTGGGAGCTCGGAGCCACCGTTCTGATAGGTGGCCTGCGAATACGTCCACAGTGGGGGCGGGTGTCGCCCCTATGTTCTAATATGGCCTTCGTTAGCCGCCGAGAGTGAGGAGACGCCATGCCGCCTACCGTTATTGAGTCCGCTAGTGGCACTGTCCGTGTGGAGTCGTTTACTGACACGACGCCAGGTGACGAGTACGCCGCTGTATCGCTGGAAGTCGCGGGTGTTCAGGTTGATTTGAGTGCCGAGCAGGCGGAGGTACTGGCGCGAGGTTTGTGGGCTCATCGGGGGCATCTTTCCGCCGCCCCCATCTAGTCTTATGGTGTCTTATTGCGTCCCGCGAGATGCGGGGTATTGGCACACAAGATCGAACGGTGAACAATAGCCCACGACACAAGAATCCCACCAGCACCACTAGGGAACGTCGTGAAGCCAGCCTGCACCAACACCAAGAACCGAGCATTCATCAACCCCGCCAGAGCACCGCACAACAGCATCGAGGCAGCGCTCAAAATGTGCCACGCCTGCCCACTCCTCAAGCACTGCGCCTCCGATGCCCTCACCTCAGGCACAAGCCTAAGCGAGGACTTGAGGGCACCCGCCGCCGACGTCATACAGGCAGGCGTCGTCTGCCACGGCGACCTAGACACCGCCTACAAGCTCGCCGCCATCGCCCAGGTTGAAGTCCCCGCCTACCTTATCGAGACGACGCGCCGCGACAATATCGGCGCCCGACGCCCCGACAGGTGCCGAAACTGCAACCGCCCGATGATCAAGTGGAACCGGCATGAGGAGCAGCCGGAAGGCTACCAAATGCACTATGCCCGGGGCTTCTGTACCGCCTGCCGCTCCGCCTACGCCCAGTGGAAGAAAGAGAACCCCACAGAGCAGCGGGGGCTGAGGAAGCCGATAGACCGCAAGCGCCACTCCGCACCGCCCCGCAAGCGAGGGGCCGTAACTATCCAGCCAACCTTATTTGAGATTCCAGCATGACAACACCGTTCCTCATGTCCTACCCGGACGATCCAAAGCACCTCGCGACTATCGAGCTCCCGTGGGAGAAGCCGCCCCTGAGTCTGAATGATTCCGCCCCGGCATCGAGAGGTGCCGTGTGGGGCCGCGCCGCGAAGAAGCGAGAGATTCAGCAGGCCGTTCATCTCTTGGCCCGTAACGTGCGGATGCCGGAGGGCATGCACTATCTGATTGTCCAGCTGCACTATCGGCCCCGCGATAATAGGGGCCGGGATACGGATAATGTGGCGGCGTCTGGGAAGCCGATTTATGACGCGCTGTCGAGGGGGTCTAAGCAGATTCCCGGCTTGGGGCTGGTGCCGGATGACTTGCCGAAGTTTATGGGTAAGCCAGAGCCGGTCATTTGGTCCGCCGCGAAGGGGTTGCGCGGCCGTATGTGGATGGATTTGTGGGTGTGCGAGAGCGCCCCTGAGCCTTACGTTAGGGCAGGCTAGAAGTCTCAATTTTACATTCCGTAAACTGTCATATATACTTAAACACGTAAGCAAGAACAGCCCCTGCAAGGGCAAGCAGAAAGGAAAAGAAAATGACCACCTACGCCCGCCGCGACGACGCTATCACCCGCGAAATCATTGAGCCGCTCGGTGAGTACGCCGCAGAACACAACATCGACGCCATCGCCGACGAACTGATCATCTGCGACGGCACCGGCCTCGACCCGGTGTACTACATCAACCCGGACGCCGACTTCTGGAACATCGTCGCAAACAACGCCCTATAATCGCCGCCCCCTAACCGCGCCTGCAAGCGCGACACAATCACCACAAGAAAGGAATCGCAATGACGGACCCATACCTCGCTATAAAGGGCCTAACCGCACTCGCAGAATCGCTAGGATTCAGCATCACCCCATCGAGCACCGGCCCATACATCTACACCGGACTAGATACATTCCTCAAGCTGGACACCGAAATCAACGAGGGTTGGGGTTCCGATGAGGAATACAACACCTACTACTTCGATCTAGACAACCCACAGGAGATAGGAGACTGCGCGGCGCTCCTCACCCGCCTAGCTGAGCACCAGCCCGAAACCGTATAAGCGCCTGCAAGCGTCGCAGAAAGGAATCCACAATGTTCAAGCGCAAGGGCCGTCACTGGCCACACAACATCCCCAACTCACGTCACGCACGGATGCTCATTGCTGAGCACCAATCCGGGATGAAAGGTGGCGCGGGGAAGTGACCCACAAAATCACCTACAGGGTGCAGCGCTGGGGCCGAGAAGATGACACGTGGTCATGGTTCGGCACCAGCGAGCACGCCACCCCCAACGGGGCAGTAAAGGAAATGCGCCGGATGGAAACACTATTCCCCCGTGCCGTGTTCAGAGTCGTTGAGCGGCACGTACAGGAGGTGATTTACCGTGTTCCGGCAGAGAACGGGTAGGACCACGGTGTTCTGTGAAGTAGGCGGGGGCGTTCGGGAGGTTGGCACCTACAGGTCCAAATGGGCCGCGAACTTCCGTGTTCGCATCCTCTCCGAGGCCGGTATTGAGGCGTGGACGAAACCGGAAATGAGACTCCTATTTAACGAGGTGAGCTACTAATGCGGGGCGACGCCTACCACTGGGCTGAAGACGCTAAATGTAGATCCCTACACCCGGACATCTTCGACCTTCAGGGCGATAAAAGGCCCCTTGAGGCTAAACGATCAATGGCGCGCAGACTCTGCGAGGGCTGCCCTGTTATTGCGGAGTGCGCCGAGGATGTTCTACGGCATGATTCTTTTGGTCTTGTTCGCGCAGGGCTATGGACCACCGGCTGGATGTGTGGCGGCCCTGCGAACCCCGGGGGCAAGCGAGGGGCTTTAGTGAAAGAGCTCCAATTTATCGCCGCCACCGGTCGGCTTCCAGAGCTCGAGGAGGCGATCTGAACCGAGTGGGACGAGAGCCGAGTTTGAAAACTATTCCCCCTATCTAAGGAGATCTTGTGAGCAAAATCATTGATATTCTCTCCACCGCCTACACCCCGGATGGTGGTCTGGCTGACCCGAATCATCCTGTGTACGCCTTGCTGTGGCTATTGAAGGTGTTCGCATGACCGTGCTTTGTACCCGGACCACTACCATCATGCCACCGTACAAGCCCCTCGTGGGGGAGGTGCAGCGCGTCAAGGTGGACGGCACCGTAGAATCCTGCACCCAAGCACGCCGCGACCGGCCAGAACCCCCAGAACTTCAATTCGAGGAACCGGAACCGGGACTCTTCCGCCGCTGCCACCAGTTCTACAAGCGCGACCACTATGGCGAACCGATTCAGCCGAAACCTATGTGGGATGTCCTCGACCTCTGGTACGAGGAATCGTAAAGAACACCTTATAACCCTTATTAGACGCCAGTTTAGATAGATGCCCTACCAGCGGATGACAGCGGCAGACCTACCCCGATACAAGGTTTGCCGCATCGTCCTCAACCCAGATTCTTATGACCCGCGCCTTGTGCCTGACCGTCTGGTCTACGCCGCCCAAGAAGGTGACCACGTGTCCGGCGCAACCCGTGACGGGCGCTTCGCCCTCCCAGCCGCCGCACCAGTCCTTATTGACCCCGAATCCTAGGAACCAATGAACGTCAACTATTCACTCGATACTCATGCTTACCCGCCGCGCCGCGCCTACACCGACGACGCTGGTACAGACCTGGCGCTGAATCACCCGGCGGTAATCCCAGCAGGCCAGCACCGCCTCTGCCACACAGGAGTGCACGTAGCAATCCCCAAGGGGCATGTGGGCATGATGTTCGTGCGCAGCTCAACGGGGATTAAGAAACACCTCGTGTTGAGCAATGGCACCGGCATCATCGACGCGGGCTACACCGGGGAAATCGTGCTCTCGTTGCACAACACCGGCAGGCACATGCAAACCATCCCCGAAGGCCACTACATCGCACAGTTGGTCATCCTCCCCATCCCGGAGGTTCGACTCAACCAGGTCCCGCAGCTTTCTGCCACTGAGCGCGGTTCTGACGGTATTGGTTCCACTGATAGCACTGCGTAGATGCCTCAATTTTACAAACAGTAAACTCTCGTATATACTGGGGTATGTAAGCAAGAAAGGCTCCTGCAAGAGCCCGCAGAAAGGAATCACAATGAACCCCCAGACCACCACCCTCACCGTAAACGGCTGGACCATCACCGTCACCGGCAATAAGAACATGCACTTCGTGAACATCGAGCAGCGCGACGATATTGCCGCGAACATCACCTGGGAAGACGACCAGGCCAAGGTCACCCCTAGGATCCTCTCCTCCATGACCGTAGATGAAGCAAATGACTACGCCGTCCAAATCAGCATCGCGGCGGACGTAGCCCTGAAGATTACGGGGCAGGTCAAGGAGATCGTGCGGAAGTTCCCGGCGTAAGCCACAACGGCCCGACTGGCGGACATCAAGGTTCGAGTCCTTGACGGGCACTAGCGCCACCTGCAAGCGGCGCACACCACCACGCAGAAAGGAACCACCATGAGCATCGAGCAACGCCTCAACGAAGAGGTACAGGTGTACCGCCTCGGCGACGGACTCAGCTTCACCCCCACCGGCAAGCACCCGACCGGCGTACTAATCGGCGTCTTCTACCACGAGGGGGACCAAATCGGTAGGGGATGCCTAAAGGTTAACGGCGACCAGTACGACGCACTGCTTGGGGGCTGCTAATGGCTATCAAAAAATCACCCCTCTGGCACTCACGTGAAGAGTTCAGGGGACTACTCGCGGACCATGAGACGCTCAATTATCTGCGTTCGGCTGAGCACATGAAGCTGGAAATCTGTACGCTTCACCTGCCGCCGCACTTGAAGCGTCGGGTGTGCGACGCGGCCGATCAGTGGGGGATAGCGCGAAACGGGATGCTCATTGAAATCATCCTGGGCTATCTCTCCTCCGACACTCAGTACACGCCGGAGAACCGTGTCGTGGCGAACACCCGGACCGCTGAGCAAACAAGCTTCCGGCTACCGTCACCGGCGATTGATCACATGCGCTGGCTTGCCGACGCCCGGGGGATAACGATCTCTCAGCTCACGGCGGACATGATTGTCGAGTACTTCAACAACGCCGAGACCGAGGACGACGCGGCATGAGGTACGACGTCTGGTTCAACTTCAACCACCCGCAGGTCGCCGAAATCAGGGCGCTAGACGGCGACACGCTGAAGACAGTGGACTGGTTCTATATCCCCGCTGGTTGTCTCGTAGATAGCCCGTCTAGCCCGGGGGATTGGCATACCCTACGCACGTGGGAGCTGAGGTGGCTGTTTAAGAGTTACGGCTGGCGGCTTATATCCGAGGGGGATTCTGTGTGGGCCGAGAAACTTTAGCGGGTTTCCGCTGACCGCCGGGGGAGCCTCCCTAGCCTGCGTAGGCATGACGGAAAAGGACACAGCGAACATCGGCACCCCACAACGCGTGCCACTAACAGACCTCAACCTATATCACAAGAATCCAAGGGTGGGCGACACCCAGGCAATCAAAGGAAGCATCGTAGCTAACGGCATCTTCCGGCCCGTAGTCGTCAACAAGGGAACCTACACCGACAAGCCGAACGAAATTCTAGCCGGTAATCACACGGCGAAAGCAATTCGTGAGCTTGCCGAGGAACACCCCGACGATGCGCGTTGGCAGCATGTAGATGTGTGGATGGTGGACGTTGATAGTGAACGCGCCGCCCGCATCGTTCTGGCGGACAACCGCACCGCAGACCTCGGCTCATACGACAACGAGGAGCTACTCGGTCTTCTCGAAACCGTGGACTACGACCTCGACGGTACGGGCTACGATTACGGAGACGTAGACGACCTCCGATCCCTTGTGGAGGAAAACGGTGAGGCGCCCGGCAGCGCGGGGCTACTCGACGAGCCGGACACCGACACCTACCGGGAAACATACGCCGTCACCGTCGTGTGCTCCGACGCCGAGGAACAAGAGAAGGTGTTTAACCGCCTAACCGGGGAGGGCTACGACTGCAAGGTGGTGACCGTCTAAGTGCCTATCGAAATCACCGTGAACAATAGGTGCGCCGACTCAAACACATACCGAGCAAACCGCGTTAAGTCGATGTTTAACGCTACAAGTGAGCAGGCTACACACTTCTCCCTTGACGCCACCCTCGGCGTCGAGGAGGACGGGGACTGGCAAATCGGCGTCGTCGTCGGGCCGTCCGGCTCCGGGAAAACCTCAATCGGAAGGCAGCTCTTCGGCGGCGGCCACATCTACGAGCCCAGCGGGTGGGAGCACGATAAGCCCATCGTCGACTGTATCGCCCCCGGCGGGGACTTCGACGCGGTAACCGGGGCGCTCTCCCAGGCCGGGCTTGGCGACGTGCCCGCGTGGCTACGCCCCTATCACGTCCTCTCAAACGGGCAGAAGTTCCGGGCCGACCTCGCGAAGATACTGGCCGAGCGTCCGGACCGGGTGATTATCGACGAGTTCTCCTCCGTCGTTGACCGGCAGATCGCCAGGGTCGGGGCGGGGGCGTTCGCCAAGGGCTGGCGGCGTGGGCCGGGTAAGGCCGTACTACTTTCCTGCCACTACGACGTCCTGGATTGGCTGGAGCCCGACTGGGTATTTGATACGGCAACGGGCGAGTTCCGTGGACGGGAGGGGGTTCAACACTTTAAAAGGCCAAGGATCGACGTGGAGATCCGGATGGGCGGGTGGGAGCTATGGCCGCTTTTTAAGCCGCATCACTACCTAGACTCCGGCCCTATGCCAATGGCGAAGTGCTACGCCGGTTTCGTAGATGGCGAGCCGGTAGTACACCTCGGCGTGGGAACACGGAACGTACCCGTGAGGCGTAACGGCAGACGCCTACAGGCGGTTGAGGCCCGCGCCTGCCGCATGGTCACGATGCCCGAGTGGCAGGGGGCCGGGGTGGGTACACGGTTCCTCAACACGGTTTGCCAGATTCAGCTCGACGGTAACGGGGTACTCCCGGGCCGCAAAATGACAACGGTGTTCCACACCTCCCACCCGGCGCTCTGCGGGTACCTCCGGCACTCCGGGAAGTGGCGACAGGTGTCCAGCATGACCTCCGGCGTAAACAAGGGAAGGTCGGAGACCTCAATGGCCGCAACCTCCAGCCGGGGTAGAAAACTTGGATACGGCGGCCACCTCCGCGCCGTCCAAGGCTTCCGCTACTACGGCGACAACTACAAGAAAGGCACCCCATAAATGGCAAAAATCTACCTCGCCGGTTCAGGCGCATTCGGCGCGGCCTGCGCCCAGGCCCTCACCAACGCCGGGCACACACTCCTCGGCATCGCCGCCCCCGAAGAAGGACGCGGCGGGCGGGGCGAAGCCCTCACCAACTGGGCCATGAGCCGCCACCTACCCCGCACCTCCAACGCCCTACTACGGGCCGACGACATCCCCGACGGCACGGACCTCATCCTCACCGCCCACTCCCACGCCTTCGTAGGCAGAAAAACCCGCGCCCGCGCCCCCTACGCCCTCGGCTACCACCCCAGCCTCCTACCCCTCCACAGGGGCCGCGCCGCCGTCGAGTGGACCGCCCGCATGAACGAGCGCGTCACCGGGGGCACTATCTACCACCTCACCGACAACGTAGACGGCGGCCCAATCGCCGCCCAGCGCCATGTAATCCTCCCGCCCCACCTCACCGCCTCCGAAATCTGGCGCGAATACCTATTCCCCCTCGGGGTAGAGATGGTGGTCGACACCGCCGACGCCGTAGACGCCGGGAACGTCCCCTACCAACCACAGGACGAAAGGAAGGCAACATGGGAGCCGTCCCTAGACTCAAAGCCCCTCTACCGGCCCGAGCTACTGGAGCTACCGTGACCGCCGAGGCTAACGACCCCTGGGACCCGCAACCGGCGATAGCCGCCATGCAGGAGGCGTTTGACGGAGCCGCCACAAACCTGAGCCTACCCCGCTCAACCGTAGCCCCCGGCTGACCGCCCCCCATAGTGTCCGACACTCAGCATCATGGAAGCAAAGGACACCACGGGGCACCTCGAACACCTCCCCATCGAGCAGCTCCGCAACTACAGCCGGAACCCACGCAAGGGCAGTATCCCGGCGATTAAAAACAGTCTCAAGAGCCACGGGCAGTTTAAGCCACTCCTTGTGAACACCGGCACGCAAACCGGGGAGGAGTGGGCCGTGCTCGCTGGGAATCACACGCTCGCCGCGATGCGCGAGCTGAACGCGGAGGCCCAGGAAGAGGGCCTAGACCAGCCACACCTCATGGTGCCCTGCTACATCATCGACGTTGACGCCACCCAAGCCGCTGAGATCGTCCTCGTGGACAACAAAACATCCGACGAGGCCACCTACAACGACGAGGCCCTACTCGACCTCCTTGACTGGCTCCCAGACCTCGACGCCACCGGCTACACGCAGGAAGACCTCACCGCCCTAGAGGACGCCCTCAACCCCGCAGAGGAACCGCCCCAGGAGGACGTGACGAACCCCTACGAGGACTTCATCACCGTACGGCTACAACTTCCCCCGCACCTTGCACGGCAATGGCTCACGCACACCACCGCTTTCGACAGCGATGAGGAAGCTCTCGAGTACCTCCTCGACCACAACGGGCAGGAGGCGGGCTAGTGAACATCATCGTCACCTACGTCCAGACTGGGGTCGTAACCGTCTGGGAGGAGGAACGCTGGGACGCCCTCACCGCAACAATCGGGGAGGCGGGAGAGCTCAACATCATAGACAAGAACGGCGACACCACCCGCACCTACGCCCCCGGCGTGTGGAAAACCATCGACTACCGAGACGCCCCATGAGCCACACCGACACCACATGGCTATGCGTGAGCAAGCAAGGGGACCGCTTCAACCACAGGAAGATGGTGATCCTCTCCGAACACGCAACCCTCGGCCAGGCAAGAGGAACCGCACCAATCCACACCATGAGTGGCATCCCGGACGTCCGCATCGTCCGCCGCCAAACCACCTACACCGCCATGCACTACGCCGAGGAGAAAGAAGGCTAAACCGACCGCGACACCCCGCCCGGCACACTCAGCCATGATGGAACAGCTGCAACTCATACAAGCCCCATACATGCGGGAATGCCACGCCCTCGGAGACTGGGCACACCACGCCGACAAAGCAATCAAACAACTAGCCGCCACCGGCCAGCCCTTCACCGCCGACGATGTACGCGCCCTCATACCCGACGGACTCACCCCAGCACACAACAACGCCTGGGGCGGCCTCTTCTCCGCCTGGAGAACCAACGGGACCATCACCCCCATCGGATACAGGCAATCAACCCACGGGCCACGACACGGCGGGATACAACGCATCTGGAAAGGAACCCACAAGAACCAGTAGCACCCAAGCATCATCTGACCCCATGAACTACTGATAATAAGCTAAATAGGAGACACCAATGGCTAAACGAGGCATGACCCCTAAACGCGCCGAACGCGCCGCCAAAGTCGTCACACTGCACGACGGCGGAGCCACCTTCGAGGTCATCGCAAAGCAGCTCGGAATTAGCTACACGCAGGCTAGGAACGACTACGAGCGAGCCATGGAGGATGCCCGGCCAGACCAGGCTCGGCACGTCTTCGCTAAACTCACCAGGCGTCTCAACCGCCTACACGCCGCCTACTGGAAACGAGCACTGGATGGGGACATTAAGGCCGCCCGCCTTATCCTCGACATTAATAAGCAACTCGCCCAACTATGGGGGCTGGAGGGCGCCGTGAAGCTCGACATTGAGGTTACAGGCGGTGATGAGTTCGCCTCGGCTATCACAAGCTTCCGGGCAAGTATCGAGGCTATGGGTGCGACGCTAGACGATGAGTAACGAGGGTTTCCGTTTCTCGCGGGGGCAGGTCACCGCTATCGCACACTCAACCCACGCCCTCAATATCTGGTACGGCTCCGTGTCATCCGGTAAGACACTCGCCTGGCTATTCATGATGCTCGGAGAGATAAAGCAGGCCGGTAAGTCCGGCAGTATCGTCATCTGCGGAAAATCACTTGACGCGATCTACCAGAACGTGTTCATGCCCCTGCAGACGGAGCCTATCTTTGCGACCGCCGCCCCCTTCATCCACTACGTGAGGCGCAACCCGACGGCTACCATCTTCGGCCGCGAGGTTCAGGTCATCGGGGTGAACGACCAGGGGGCTGAGGGCAGGATTCGAGGCGGCACCTACCAGCTCCTCTTTTATGACGAGTTGACTCTTTGCCCGGAAAACGTGTGGGAAATGCTCTGGTCACGCATGCGCGCCACGGGCAACCCAAACCCCCCTCGAGTGTTCGCCACCACCAACCCGGCAACACCGGCCCACTACCTCAAGACGAACTTTATCGACAAGCCGGGCGAGACCGACACCTACGCCCGCCTGTTCACAATGGACGATAACCCAGGCCTCACCGAGGAGTACAAGGAGCGCATGAAGGCGTCCTATACGGGTATCTTCTACCGCCGCATGATTCGGGGCGAGTGGGCCGCTGCCGAGGGCGCGGTGTATGAATCATGGGACCCGGACACCATGGTGAAAGGCCGGGCCGTGGGGACTGTGCTGGCTGTCGGAATTGACTACGGAACCAATCACCCTTCGGCTGGGTACGCGCTCACCGTGACCGAGGACGGGCTACAGGTAACACACGAGTGGTCGCCTCAAACAACGGGCCTAGGGGGCCGTACACGCCTCACAGACGGAGAACTAGCGGACTCCCTACAAGAGTGGCTGAGCACCCTACCGAACCAGCCTAAGGGTCTATATATCGACCCTGCCGCCGCCTCATTCCATGAGGAGCTCCGCCGCCGAAAAGTCAGGACTACTAAGGCTGATAACAGCGTTGTTGATGGTATCCGGCAGGTTGACTCGCTACTCACCAGCGGGGCACTCACCATCGCCCAGGACTGCAAGAGACTCATTGAGGAGATACCCGGCTACAGGTGGGACGCCTCAGCGGCAGAACGCGGCAAGGACGCCCCGGTAAAGGAACTAGACGACCACTGCCTGGTCGGCAGCACAATGATCGCCACCCCAACCGGCCCACAACGCTTAGACACCCTCAACGTCGGTGACCTCGTGGCCACGCCCCTGGGCGTGTTCCCAATTGCTGCGCACGAGATGACCAACCCGGCTGCACACACCATCACGCTTCATCTATCAGACGGCAGAAGCATCACCGGCACCCCGAACCACCCCATGCTCGTTAACGGCCAGTGGGTGCAACTTGGGGACATTCAGAAAGGACAAGCACTAACCTCATGGCACGCTCCGAAACCATCACCTACAAAGGAATCCGATTCCGCCGCTACCCAGATTCGCCAGTGCCCGCACACCGCAAATACTTCGTGCCCGGCGTTGGGGACAAACAACGCGGAGTCGATTACCTTCACCGCGAAATCTGGCGCGACCACCACAACCGAGAAGAAATCCCGGAAGGCTATCACGTCCACCACATCAACCATGACACCTTGGACAACCGGCCTGAGAATCTTCAACTCGTTAGCGCTTCGGAGCACTCTCGCTACCATGCGGGCATCAACCAGTCTGATCCGGAGTGGGCAGGCAGCAACCAGCAGCATCTTGCCCGTATCCGTGAACTTACAAAGGAATGGCACGCCAGCAGCGAAGGGCACGAGTGGCACTCCCGGCACTGGGCTAACTCACTCGGCAAGTGTCTCGTTGAGCGTCAATACACGTGTGAACACTGCGGTACCTGCTTCACGGTCGCAGCAACTAATAGAATCGCCCGATTCTGTAGCAACTCTTGCAAGTCCGCTTGGCGACGCGCATCCGGTGTCGATAATGAGCAACGAACCTGCGCCTACTGCGGTGAAGAGTTCACAACCAGTAAGTATTCCCGAGCTGCGTGCTGTTCCCGTGCGTGTGCTGGAGGTTACCGAAGAAGAAAGAACCGAGCCGGTGTATAACCTCACCGTTGCCGGGGCACACACTTACCTCGCCGAGGGCTTGGTCACCCACAACTGCGACGCCATGCGGTACGCCGTGTACTCGTCCCGCCACTTGTGGGGGCGTCACGTTGAGAAGCTGAGGGCCCAGCTGACCGCACCCCAGACGGCCGCATAGTCATAGCCGTGCAAGGGCGTTGTGTCGTTCGCATTCTCGGGCACGTAAGCCACCCCGCGCCAGCCAATCGTCGGCCGCCATAGGGTCGGATAGGCCACTATCCGCGCTCGTTCCCCAACGGCTAGGCTGCGCGCTCCGTCGCCAACTTCGGCGGTTGACGGGGGCTGCGCCCTTGCACCACCCCGGCAGACGTAGCCAAGGAGGAACACCCATGCCAATGCCCGCCCCAAACACGCCGTGGCCACCCGAGGAATACGCCCCGGCACTTGAGGCAATCCGCCGTGACGATGCGCTAATCTCCGGCGATACAGACGTCATTAATGAGCGTCGGGCTAGGCAGAATGGCAGGCCATACACCCACCGCACCCAGTTCAACGGCGGTGTGGTCGGTGCAGCATCCCGCGCTTTCCTTGGCAAACCACAGCGCAGCACCCCCGAAGCGTCTCACCTTGTGACGCATCATTTGCCCATTGCTGACGAGCTCACCACCGCCCTAGCTGACTACATGGCAGGCAAACCACCGCAGGCAAAACTCTCCGCCGAGGATGAGGGCAACATGGAGGCAGCCGAGGCCCTAGACCGTCTCGTATCCTCAGACCGCTTCGCCTCCGACTGGTGGGGCGCGGTCTACAGAGCCGGGTCACACGGCTGGGTATATGGCCGCGTGGTATGGAATCAATCAGTGGACCCGCACCCATGGATTGAGTGGGTTGACGCGGATAACGGCATGGCCGAGTTTGAGAACGGGCGCCAGATAGCGATCCTATTCTGGGACACCTACCAGCACGACGATGACTATTTCCGCCTCCTCCAGCGGCACACGCCGGGCCAGATTGAATACCAGTTGTTCAAGGGGTCAGACAGTAGTCTCGGCCACCCGGTGCCCTATGACGAGATACCGGAAGCCGCGTATCTCATGGAGCTTGAGGGCCTACGGGAGGGGACTATTCTCCCAACCGGCTCGGGGCTCATTACCGCCGACATGCTGGACAACTACAGGCCACGCCACGCCTGGCGGCAGAAGAAACTACTGCGCTACTACCACACGTCGGATGTGGCGCGTGCAGCGGGAATCTTCGAGAACATCGACCATAATTGGTCACAACTTCAACACGAGGTTGAGGCAGCACGCGGGCGTCTCTTTGTCTCCGAGGAACTCCTAGAGAGTGACGGGCCGGGGCAGGGCTCGTACCTCGATTGGTTCCGCGACGTGTACAAGGCGTCAATGTCCGCCAGCGTTGAAGCGAAGCCAACCTTCGAGCAGATCCAATTCGACATGCGTGTGGAGCAATACCTCACTCTCATCGACTCCGGTATCCGTAAGGCTGTATCCGCGCTGGGCCTATCTCCCTTCACCGTAGACATGGACGCTCAGGCAACTGGTGAGATGACGGCAACGGAGACACGGGCCCGCACCCGACGCACCCGCGCCACCGCCGACACGAAGGGCCGCCACGAGCGCGCCCACCTCTCTCACATCCTCACCGCCTATCTCCACATGGACGCGTTGCTGAACGGCTACACGCCACCAACCAAACCCGTGGTCGTGTCCCTCCCGGACCAGATAGAGGTCTCCGAGCAAGAGCTGACCGGCAGTGTCACCACCGTGTACACGAGCGGGCTCATGTCTATCCGCGCCGCCCTCACAAAGCTGCACCCCGAGTGGACGCCGGAGGAGGTCGAGGCTGAGGAGCTCAGAATCAAGCAGGACCAGGCCGCCGCCATGCCGCAGGACCCGCTTCTTGGGCTGGGTGAGGATATGGCCCCACTATCCGATAGTGAGTAGCCCATGGCGGACAGTAAAGACAGGCAGGCTGCCCGCCTTGTGCGCCTCTATGAGGACGCGGAAATACTGATCCTTCGTGAGCTCTCGGCAGCTATTAAGCACGGCACCTATGAGGATGTTAACCGGCTCCTCTACCGCGACGCTGAGGTTCGGAAGCTCTTAGAGCGGGCCCGTCGTATCCTTACCGCCGCTGGGGCTAAGACCACCAGCATGGTCGAGGAGTTGGCCGTGGCGGAGTTTAAGGCCGCGATGCTCGGAGTCCTAGAAGATGTGGGGCGCAGTGCTGAGGCGATACCCACCGTGGCCGCCCTGTCAGCCGTACAGGTAGCGGCCACCGGCGCCTCGCAGGCGATAGCGTCCACACATCTCAGGGTCGTCCGTGAAGTCTCCGACGTGTACCGCAGTATCACCGCCCAGACGGTACAGTCCTCGATTATTGCCGGGGCTGACCATAGGGCAGCAATGAGGCACGCCCTCAACCAATACGCCGACAGGGGCATCACCGCATTTGTGGATAGGGCCGGGCGTAAATGGGCGCTTGACTCCTACGTGGACATGTCCGTAAGGACGATGAGGAATCAGGCCACCCAGGAGGGGCACCTATCCGGTTATGAGCAGGCCGGTGTGGAGCTGGTGCGCGCTTCGTGGCACACGGCCTCGGCGCCGCAGTGCTACCCGTTCCAGAATCAACTTTTGGCGATCTCGGGCGGGGCAGGGGTACGTGAGATGGTAGACCCGGCGACGGGGGAGCAGGTGACGGTGCATGTCAAGGACACGCTGAGGGGTGCAATCAGCAAGGGATATCACCACCCCAACGCAATCCTCGGAGGAGAGCAGACTATCGACACCTTCGCCGGAACCGTAGGCGCATCAAAGGGCACCTACTTCGGCCCAGCGTTCACGATTCGCACCGCGAAGGGACACAAGGCGACCGTCTCCCCTGAACACCCGATACTTACCAGCAGAGGGTGGCGTACTGCCGAGAGCATCCGCGTAGGCGATCATCTTTTCAACACCGTCGAGAGTGACCGGACGGTACCCGTTATCGGAGGTGAGCCGAAGCTCGAAGAGATGCCAGCCACTGTTGAGGATGAATTTGCTTCGCTCAAACGCTATGGCACGAGCACTAGCGCTACTACCTCCGGATACCACTTCAATGACGACAGGCAGTTTCTCAAGGGTGAAGTCGACGTTGTAATGGCCGATGACTGTTTGCTGCCTGTACCCGACACCAAGATCGTTAAGGAAACCGGCGAAGTGCGTTTCGTTTGGCCCGATATGGGTAGGGGCGAAGCAGTTGGTCATAGCGGTCTTCATTCGCTGCTCCATGGAGTTGCTACTCCGGTAGGAGGGGCCTTGCCTCAAGGTGATGCCTTCCTTCTTGAGGCGTCGCCTAATGGTGGTGCCGCTAACCCCAAGCTGGGAGCCAATCTGCTCGCAGCTGAGGCCGGTTTCGTACAGGTCGATAACTTCGGGGATGTTGATGTTGCGCCGGGCCTTGATGGGCGGGAGACCGGCAGCCTTGAGGCGCTTTCCTACCGTCGACCTGGAGACTCCGAACATCCGTCCGATGTCTGTGCAGCTGTGCCCGGCGTTGTGGAGTCGGACGAGGTGGTTAGTGTCGAGAAATTCATATTTAGGGGCCATGCGTACGACTTCCAAACCGAACTAGGTTTCTATGCTTTGAATGGAATTGTAGTACACAACTGTCGGCACCGCGATACCGCCTACACCCCGGGCGACCCAACACCACAGGTCCCGATGGATAGCCCCGCTGAGAACAAACGTAAGTACAAGGCGACACAACAGCAGCGGTACATGGAGCGGCAACTCCGCCGCTGGAAACGCCGCGAGGCCGTAGCTCTCTCCCCACTTGACCGGGACACTGCCCGCGCCAAAACGAAAGGGTGGAACCGGCGCATCCGGGAGCACGTCAATAACCACGAGCACCTCACCCGATGGTCGCACCGCGAACGACCGAGAAGCTGACCGCACACACAACACCCGCATCATCTGGGGCAGTGGCAGACCAGGAGTTACCACAAACCAAGACAATGAAGGGACACCCATATGTCAGACACCACCGCCTCCGTCGCCGACGAGCAGAACACTGAGAACACCACCCAGCAGCCGGGGCAGGAGGAAGGCCAGGAGCCCACCAGCCCGCAGCACAACGAGGAGGGCGATGACCGTATCTCCCAACTCAACGCTGAGGCCGCGAAGTGGCGCACGAAGTTCCGCGAGCAGGAAAAGGCGACCGCCGAGTTCGAGAAACGCCAGCAGGAGATCGAGCAGCAGTTCGAGTCCTACAAGCAGAACCTGGCTAAGGTCATGGGCCTCGCGGAGGAGGAAGACGTCGAGGACCTCGGCAAGAAGTACCAGGAGCAGGCTAAGGCCGCCGATGAGCGGTACAACCAGCTGCGTCAGCGGGTAGCGCTCAGCGAAGCGGTACAGAAGGCTAAGGCCGACCCGGATCTGACTGTCCCCTTCATTAAGGGCGGTGAAGCATTCGCAGCCCTTGACCCGTCCGCCGATGACTACGAAGCCCAGGTGGCTGAGCTCGTCTCGGAGACGGTGGCAGCAACCCCGAAGCTGCGCGCCCAGGTGGCGCCCGCATCTTCCGGTAACGCTCCGACACCATCCGAAAACAGTGGCTCCCGCAAGCTCACCGTAGAGGACCTGGACAACATGTCCCCTGAGGAAATCTACGAGGCGCGTAAGGCCGGGAAGCTAAACCACCTATTCTAAGGAGATACGCGTATGTCTGTCGCATCCTTTATCCCTAAGCTCTGGGCACCGGAACTCATCGTTCCGTTCCAGAAGTCCAGCATCTACACCCAGCCGGGCATCGCTGACACCAAGTACCAGCCAATGCTCCAGAACAGTGGCGACACCGTGGAGATTAACTCCATCGGCAACGCCACCATCAAGAACCACGACCGTACCAAGGACCTTGAGTACGACGACCTGACCACGACCTCTGTGAAGCTGGTCATGGACCAGGAGAAGTACTACGGTTTCCGCGTCTCCGACGTTGACCGTGTGCAGGCGGCCGGTGACTTCGCCTCCGCCGCTACCAACCAGCACGGCTCCGAAATGGCCGACGAGATTGATAAGGCTGTCGCAAAGGCATTGAAGGAGGGTGCTAGCAACAAGCTGCCGAACCAGACGGTGTTTGACGGCTCCGACTTCTACCGCCCCGGAAAGGGCCAGATCACCGCGTGGGACGTTGTTCGCAAGCTCGCCACCGAGCTGAACAAGGTGTCCGCACCCACCGCCCAGCGCTGGATCGTGGTCGGTCCTAACTTCGGCTCCGCCCTTCTTGCGGACCGTCGCGTCACCCAGGCGCATGCAGCGGGTACTGACATTGTGGCCCGTAATGGCCTCATCTCGTCTATCCCGCAGCTTGGTCTGAACGTGTACCAGTCCAACAACGCCCCGGTCACCGCAGGCCGCGAGGGCATTGTGGCGGGTGTTCCTGGTGCCCTGGCGTTCGCTACCCAGCTCCGTGAGCTGGAGGCGTTCCGTGACCCGGATCGCTTCGGCGATATTATCCGTGGCCTTCAGGTCTTCGGCGCGAAGGTAGTCAACCCGAAGGGTCTGGTCTACGTCGAGACCGACGTGGCTCAGGGCGCCCTCGGCTCCGCTGCACCCGCCGACGCGGCCTAGCAGCTAGTGCCCTACCTACGGTTGCCACCGGCACGGCGACCTAGGGCGGGCGCTACATAGGGCGGTCTACCCATCCTCTAGATAGGTGCTAGAGGGGTGTTGGGTAGCCCGCCCTTTTCCATACCTACAACACAATGATGTTTCCCCTTTTGGAGGTGGGGAGCGGTGAACATTGAAATGAACTACATTGACCGGACGGAGCTTATTGCTGACGCTATTCCCGGCACCTATGACGGTTTAGACGATGCTCAGCTAGACAGTCTCATTACCCGGGCATCGATGCTGATGCGCCGCTACACTAAATCCGCTGTCTACGCGGTAGACGAGTACGGGATGCCGACAAGTGACCGTATTCGGTCGGCATTCCGTGACGCCACGAGTGCCCAGGTACTTGCTTGGGTTGAGGCCGGGGTTGTGGGGGAGTTGTCGACCGGCGGCGCCAATGTGGAGGCATCCGTGGCCTCCTCATCTAACAACGGCTCGTCGGTGTCTTTCGATAACAGCGTATCTACCGCAGCCCGTACCCGTCTTCTCGCCGGGGAGCCGTCCGAGGGCGCGCTCCTCATCCTGGAGGACGCCGGTCTTATTGGTGTCCAGCCATGGATTCGGGTGTAGAGGCGATGCGTAGCAACACGAGCGAGACCCTGGCGCGCCTCTGGTTTAGGCATGAGGTGAAGCTCCAGGGTGAGGAGATACGAACCGCTAGGGGCGTCACATACGGGCCGGAGCGCACCGTCATGGCGTCTATCAACATGCAGTCCCGCGTGGTGCAGTCCGGCGTAGGGCGTGGGGAGGAGGTCACCGTGGCCGGTACCCTCAACTGGGATGTGGAGGGGCCACTCCCAGCTATCGGCTCCACGGTGACGATACCGTCAGAGTTCGGGGCGAAACCGCAGCGGAAAGTCGTCACAGCCCGCAGAGCCTACACCGGAACCGGGTTAACACCGGACCATGTGGAGGTGACTATCCTATGAGCCTTCGACTCAACACCGAGCAGGTCAAGCAGCGGGTGAAACAGGGCGCGGTACAAGGCGTGTCGGAGGCGGCGCGTGTCGTTGAGGCCACCTCCGTCGACCTCACCCCGCTGGGCGAGACAGGAAACCTACGCCAGTCCGCACAAGCAGTGCCCGGCACGGATACAGGCGGCAAGGTTGAGGGCGTTGTTCGCTACGACGGCCTGCCCTACATCCGCCGCCAGCATGAGGAGACCACCTGGAACCACCCGCGTGCGGGCCAGGCCAAGTACCTGGAGACGGCGCGGGCCCAGAACGCCGAGAGAGTGGCCCAAATTATTCGGAATCATGTTAAGGGGATGATCTAGGTGCCCGAGTACAACACGCAGAGCGAACCACGCCCCGCCACCCATGAGGACTTCGCCGACCACCTCGCCGCCTACCTCCACGCCCAGGGTGTGTGCGCGGACCCTACAGGAAACCAGGAAGACGGGGACACCCCGGCCGTGTTCATCGGGAGGATGCTAGACCAACCGGACCGCGCCCTCTGCATCTTCAACGTGAGCATCGGGAACGACTGGTCCGACAGCAACCCGACAGCCCGGTTCAGTCTCGCATTCCGTGGCGCATCCGAGGACCAGCTGACCCCAGCTAGGGACGCAGCCCGCGCCATGAATGCCCTGCATGACCTCACCGATATTCAGCTGACCGCGCAGCAGGGCGTCCTAGTCTGCCGACGGGTCTTAAATGATCCACCAGTGCCGGATTCAAACATTCGCTGGCATAGCATCGACACCTACGAGGCAGTGCTGGCAGTCCCATCAACTCCCTAGGAGACCATCATGGCAATTGCTAAGTACGCGACGGCCCCGAACTCGTGCGAGCTGAATAAGCAGCTCAACCGTGGCTGGGCATTGCAGGTTAAGCCGGTAGGCGCCGACCCGGCAGAATACAAGTTCGTGCGAGGCGTCACCAGCCTCGGCGTCAACATCGAGACCAACACCGTCGACGCTTCCGATATTGACTCTAACGGCTGGGCGTCCGAGGAAAAGACCTCTCGTTCCCTCACTATTTCGGTTGAGGGCCAGTTTGCCCGCAAGGGTGACCTTGACCTCCTCACCGAGGACCAGCAGCTGCTGAAGGTGACCGGTGAGGAGCTCGGCTCGGACGGCAAGGTTGACTTCCGCACCTGGCGCACCGACATTGACGAGGGCTGGGAGGGTACGGCGACTAACTCGTTCACCTCCGGTTCCGGTGGCGCGAACGACCTCCGCACCTTCACCTCCGATCTCAAGTCTTCCTGTGAGCCGACCCGTATTCACTCCGTGAAGAAGGGCGAGGAGAAGAAGGAATCTACCCCGATTGATGAAGACGAGCTGCTGAAGATTATTCGCCCGAAGGGTGCAGCAGCAGCCGAGTCTGGAAACCCGGGCGGTGTGCCTGGCGCTTCTGACCAGTAGCCAGAGCGGCAGCCTAAACCCCAATTCTCCCCGCCCCAGTGGCGGGTGAGCGAACCCCCGCGTTGCTTTGTCCTTTCCTGCGCGGGGGTTTCGTCATGCCGTAACTGACCGCGTATGCGGACCGTTCATAATCCAGGGTGTTGAAACACAAGCGCATAGGAAAGGACATGCGATGACCGACTTCGGGCAACTACAGGAGCACCTCGACTCCAACGACGTAAAGTTCACGCTGAACGGCAAGGAGTACACGGTGGACCCCACCGCGCAGGACGTACTCAAGTTTCACGTACACCTGAACTCGAGCACCGAGAAAACGGCGGCGGGGCAGGGCCTCGCCACCTTCGAGCGCGTCGCACACCTCGTCGGGTCGAAGTTCGATACCGAGACCGGCAAGATTACCGGGGGCCTCCTCGGCCAGCTAATGAAGGACGGCGCCACCTTCCCACAGCTCAACCACATCGTGGAAACCATTCACATCAAGTACACGAGCGGCGACGACCTGGCTAAGGCGTACTTTGAAACCGGGTCGGTAAAAAAAGCACTCGAGAAGTTGAACAACGACTCCCAGGAGAACCAGGAGACGGGCCAGACGAGTGGCGAGACCAGTGGGGACGACTAAGACGTGACCCCGATGGGTGGGCCTACGCCCCGGACAGTGACCTCTGGTACGACCCCTACGCGGGGGCATACTCGGAGAACGATCCGGGAGGCGGGCCGCCAGACCTCTTCATCCTTGAGACATACGGCGAGTACGTACGTGAGTGGTGGGCGGAGAAGATTCAAGAACGGCCCGACGTGGATATGTCTAAACTGACATGGCCCTCCATGCTCTCCCGCTGGGACGACATAGAAACCGACTTTCATCACTTCTACCAGATAGACCTTGGTGACGGTGTGCTAGCTGACCGCCGCTGGCGGTGGTTCAGAATACGGCTAATCAGGCTACTGGGCGAGGATACAGCCATCGCCCGTGGCCTTGGATTACGCAAAACACCCAGCTTGAAGGAGTAGCGTATGGCCGCCCTGGACCTTGGCGATCTTGGTTTCAAAATCACGGTTGAGACCGGCGAGTTTGACCGTGCTATGGGCCGTGTTGAGCAGGCCGCCAGGAAGGTAGACAAGCAGCTCGACAATACCGGCAAGAAGAAGCTTTCCGTCAAGGCCGACGGCGGGCAGCTCGATAAACTCCAGTCCTCGGCTAGGGACGCGGCTGGTGCGCTTGACCAGGTAGGCAGCAAGCGTGTGGCCCCCAGTGTGGAGACCGGGGGCTTGGGGCAGGTGAAGACAGCGGCGGCTGAGGCTGCCGGGAGCATGGGGGAGCTGAACTCCCACGCCGGTGAAACCGGCTCCGTGTTCTCCGGTGCGGCTGGCGGTATCGCCAAGTTTGTTGGCGCGGCTGTAAGCCTTGGTTCTATTGCCACGGCGGCTAAGGCTGTGGCGTCTGCCGGTATGGACTTCCAGTCCCAGATGAACACCCTATCCGCTGTTTCTGGGGCGACTGGCGCGCAGCTGGCGGCGGTTGGCACCAAGGCCCGAGAGTTGGGCACCGATGCCTCCCTGACAGCCACCTCGGCCTCTGACGCGGCGGCAGCCATGACTGAGCTGGCTAAGGGTGGCTTCACCGTTGAGCAGTCGATGACGGCGGCGAAGGGCACCCTTCAGCTGGCGGCTGCGGCGCAGGTTGAGGCGGCAGACGCGGCGACTATCCAATCCCAAGCGCTGCAGGCGTTCAACCTTGGGGCTGACGAGGCGGCTCGGGTGTCCGACATTCTGGCCGGTGCGGCTAATGCTTCCTCGGCTGAGATGACTGGTATCGCGCAAGGCCTTCAGCAGGCCGGTACCGTGGCCAACCAGTTTGGCCTGACTATTGACGACACCGCCACGTCCCTAGCGATGCTGGCTAACGCCGGTATTCAAGGCTCCGACGCCGGTACTCTGCTGAAGTCTGCGATGCTGGCGCTGACGGACCAGGGTAAACCGGCACAGGCGGCGATTGAGGAGCTGGGCCTTACGGTGTACGACGCCAACGGCAAGTTTGTTGGCATGTCTGACCTCCTGGGGCAACTCAAATCTGCCTCGGAGTCGATGACGGAGGAGCAGTACCAGGCGGCCACCGCCGTGCTGTTCGGCTCGGATGCTATGCGCCTTGCCGGTGTCGCTGCGGTGCAAGGCTCTGAGGGCTTCGACACGCTCAAGGAAGCCGTCACCAGGCAGGGGCAGGCCGCTGAGGTCGCCGCAGCACAGACACAGGGCTTGCCGGGCGTGTGGGAGCGCGTGCAGAACACCATGGAGGACCTCTCCCTCGGCGTGTTCGACCAGGTGGATGACCAGCTGGTGCGCATGGGCAACGGCGCGGTAGACGCCCTTGACGCCGCCGCCCCCAAGATTGAGGCGTTCGCCTCCAGTATGGCGGGCCTGGCCGGTACCTCGATGGACGGCTTGGGCAAGACGGTGGAGCTGTGGGGCAAGCTGCCCGGCCCGGTGAAGGACACCGCCGTCGCCCTTGGTGCGGTGAATATGGCGATGAAGCTTCTTCGCACCGAGCGGGGCGCAAACGCGGTAACCAAGCTGGCTGAGTCCTTCGCTAACACCAAGTCAAGCCTTAAAATCTTTGGCTCCTCCATGTCGGAGGCCTACGGCTACATGCGGCAAGCCAACCCCGAGATGAGCCGCGCCGGTGCCGCCATGCGCGTCCTCGGCGGGCAGGGCGGCGTAGCTGCCGCTGGCATGTCTAAGCTCAAGGCTGCCGGTATGGGCGTGATGGACATGTTCGGCGGGCCGTGGGGCATTGCCCTGGCAGCCGCGACGGCTGTCATAACTGACGTTATCGCCTTCAACCGGAGGGCCTCGCAGGCGCAGGAAGACTACAAGGACGCCACACGGTCGGCGGCTGAAGCGCAGGAACGGCTCAATAGTGCCCTCGCAGGCACCCACGCCCCATTCACCAAGGAACAGTTCGAAGACGCCAAGCTGGTGGCTGAGGGCTACACCGCCAGCATCCGCATGAACGGTGAAACCATGGCAGGCTGGCGCGGTGAAGCCATTAAGGCCGTTGATGTGGCCGGGTTACTCGGCTCAAGCCAGAGCAAGGCGTGGCAGGAGACCATTAAGCAGGCCGAGATTATGGGTGAGGCCAGCCTCCTCACCGGCGACGCTCTGAAGGCCCAGGGTAAGGATTGGGAAGACCTGGGCGAGATTGTGGCCCGGGGCGGCCAGGAATACAAAGACGTTATCGCGCAGCTCAATAGTGTCGAGGGGCACTGGTGGAATGACCAGGGTGAAGCCGCCCAGAAGGCTGTGGCAGACCTTGAGTCTGCACGCCACGAGTACGAAATGGCTATTGATGCGGCGCGTAGTGCCGACCCCGCCTTCCAGGCCATTGGCGAGTCCATTGGTGTGCTGGCGGACGAGGCGGCCTCGGCTGAGGATAAGCTTTCCGCTCTGAAGCGCATCATGGATGAAATGTCTGGTGGCGCGTTGAGTAAGGACCAGGCGCAGGCCGCCCTTGTGGGGGATATTGAGCAGCAGGCTGAGCAGGTTGAGGCCCTTGCCAAGGCTGTGGCCGAGGTTGGGCCGATTGAGCTTGACCCCGACGGCACGATTGACGCCACTACCAGCTCCGGCGCGAAGGCTGTATCCATGATTACTGAGCTTGGTGACAGTATGGCGGAGGCCGCTGTGGCTGGGGTTGATGTGGATGAAATCTTTGCCTTGCAGGCCGACAACATGGAGGGGCTACGCAACGCCCTAGGCCTGACCGAGGAGCAGTTCCAGAACCTGATGCAGTCCTACGGCATCACCCGTGAAGTCCTCGCCCTCCCGCTTGAAATGAAGGGCGCGGACACGGTTGAGCAGCAGATAGCCAAGCTGGAGACCGGGCTGGCCGGATTGAAGGAAGGCAACTCCGTTGAGATTGCCCCGCCAGACCCCGCTGTGGTGCTTGCCCTCGAGGACATGGGCTACAAGATTGAGCACCTACCCAACGGCAACATCGAGATCACTTCTACCGCTGATGTGAACATCGAGGAGCTGGACGATCTTCACTCCAAGGTGGACGAGATTGACGGGCTGCACGCCAAGGCCACAGCCGAGCTGGATACGACCGAGTTCGGACTGAATGCCGAGCAGGCCCGCGCCATTGGTGAGGAGCTGGACGGGCTGGACGTATCCCCCGAAGCCGACCTGATTATTGAGAAGCTCCTCCAGGGCAAGGATGTATCCGTTGGTGAGCTGAACATGCTGAGCCAGGAGAAGGCTGTGCCCACCGCCGACCTTGAGAAGTCCCTGCTTGATGCTGGTGTGTCGGATGCTTTGGTGAAGACCGCGAACCTTGGGGAGCAGCGCCCCACCCCGAAGTCGGATATGGATAATTCGTCGTTCATGGCGAAGGCCCGCGCCATGATGGACATGATTGGTATGCTCACCCGCCCGATGACCACCACGGTAACCTTCGTGGGTAGGAAGGTTGGCCAGTGGCTGAGCCGTGAGCACGGCGGGCAGATACCAGCCCTAGCGATTGGTGGAAACACTGGCTACAGGCTGCCCGGCACCGGTCCTGGCACCAACATTGTGGACGGCTTCATGGGCGTCACAGATGACGGATTCCCCATTGCCCGCGTCAACCGCAACGAGTGGGTGATTAACGACAAGTCCAGCGAGAAGTTCAACGGCACCCTCGCGGCGATTAACGCCAACGACCCCCGTGGCATTATGGCCAACCTGGCGCATGAACTCCCCGCCCTTGAGACGGGCGGGCGCACCAAGTCGGAAGAAGTCAAAAGCATCCTTGCCCCGTACAACAACGGGCCCTATGTGATGGGCGGATTCAGCCCTTCGTCGTTTGACTGCTCGGGTGCAGTGTCCGCAGGCGTGAACACCTACCTTGGGCTTGACCCGTTCGACTCCCGCATGTCCACCGTCAATGAGGGCGCATGGCTGGCTGCCAAGGGCTTCAAGTCCGGTCGCGGCAACGGCAACGAGCTTGTGGTGGGCTGGTATGACTACGGCGGCGGCGCCAATGGCCACACCGCCATGATGCTGCCGGATGGAACGTTTATTGAGTCGGGTGGCAACACCGGGCAGGGTATGACGATTGGCGGTGCTGCCGGGCCTTTGGATGGGCGCGGCTTCACCAACTTCATGTACCTGCCCGGCTCCGATAAGGACAGCGGCAATGGGATGACTGGCGACCTTGGGGAGACTGACGGCTACGGCACCGACATTGGGGACATTGCCGATGTTGCCGGTGGTGGTGCCCGCGCTCGGGCCTCCTGGAAGAACGTTTCGGCACCCGAGGCGGGTAAAACTTTCCACGCTCCAGGCCTTGCCTCCAACCGTGTTACAGCCACCGTTGGCGGCTCCTTGGGGGCTGCTAATAGGGCGCAAGCCCGCCAGTACGCCGACCAGTACGGCGTGCCGCAGTCAATGGTGGATCAAGCGTTCGGCTTTGCTAACCCGTTCGTTGGACAGAATAGCTACAGGCAGACCCTTGGCGAGCCTGCAACCAAGCAGATTCTCGGCATCGCCAAGCAGCTGGAAGGTGCTTTGGGTAAGGGCGGTATCGCCGCGCAGGTTGAGGCCGCCCTGAACGCCAAGACACCCAACTGGGATGTGTGGCTGAGGGTCAACGAAGACACCTTGGCCGCCTTCAACGAGCTTGGGGAGGCGCAGACCAACCGCAAGAACGCCTCCATGGAAATCACCGAGGCGGAGGAGAAGCTGGCGGAGCTTCGTAAGAACGCCTCCAAGTCGGATAAGGATGCGACCGAGAAGCTTGCAGAGGCCTACAAGAACCTGGAGAAGGCCAAGAGTAAGGAACTCACTAAGTCCTACACGGCGGCGAAGCGTGCCGACGATATTGAGAAGGCGGAGAAGAAGATCCGCGACCTCAAGGAGAAGGCCGACGAGAATGATGTGAAGTCGGCGCAGCGTATCGCTGAGGCGGAGCAGGATCTTGTTGAGGCGCGCCAGGCCGAGAAGGAAGCCATCGCTGAGGTCAATGACGCCCAGATTCGGTACAACGCTGCCCTGACTGTAGCGCCGATTAAGGCCGCCGCCTCCCTTGCGGATACCTTGGCTGAGGGTATGGGTCGTGTGGCGGACACCATGGGCCTCATGGCGGAGAACATGGACCGGGCTAACAAGGTGGCAGATGAGCGCCTTGAGGCTGAGCTGGCGGATGTTCAGGCCAAGCGTGGCGCTGTGGACGCGGCGCAGGCGTTGCGTGAGCTGGAGCGGCAGAATCAGCAGGCCCGCCATGATGATGTGCTAGCGCAGCAGCAGGCCGAGTATGACCTTGCTATGGCCCGCCACGAGCACGCCCAGAACGCCGGGAGTGCTGAGATTGACCTTGCGGGGCTTAGGCAGAAGGGCATTCTCGACGTGGCGCAGAGGGCTACCGATGCTGACCGTGTAGCTATGCTCTCTGCTTCTAGTGTGGCGGTGGCGGAGATGAATCTTGACGCTAGCCGCGCCGCTTCGGCTGAGGCGGAGTTCAACCGCAAGGTTGCGGTGGAGGAAGCTACCGCAGACCTGAACTATTCGCAGGAGATAGCCAAGCTCACCTCGGAGCGGCTTTCCGTCGCCACGATGAAGCTCGCCCAATCAGCGGCTGAGGCCGCCGGTGTGCTGGGTAACTCTGCTAGCGCTTTGGCTAAGGAGCAGGAAGGCAAGCAAAAGCAGGCCAAGGGCGCGGCTGGCATTCTTGGCGGTATTGCCCAGCTTGGTGCAGCGTTGGCGATGACCGTTGCCACGGGCGGCGCAGCACTCCCGGCAGCGTTGGCGTTGGGTGTTAGGGGTCTTGGTAGCTTGACGAAGGGTGCCACCAGTGTGGCTGAGGGCCGCGCCCAGGAGAAGGCTTACAAGGAGCAGGCAAAGAAGGAATACGACTCCCTATCGAAGGACGATAAACGACGGGTTGATACCGCTCGTGGCGGCCTTGCCGCTGGTGTGGTCGCTGGTGCCCTTGTGGGTGCTGCCGGTGGCTCCGGTGATGATGTGGCGGGAATGTTTGACGCCACCAGCGGACTGTTCAACTTGCCCCTGTACAAGAAGCAGATGACAGCCAAGTATGGGGCCGAGGCTGCCGAACTGTTGGCGGCGAAGGCGGAGGCTGACATTAACCGCCGCCGGAAGAAGCTGGAGCTTGACAAGGCCCGCCGCGACCTTAACCGGGTGAACACGATTAACCCGCGCAAGAATGAGCTGGCGGAAATGGCCCAGACCCTGAAGCAGCAGCTGGCGGAGCTTCAACAGGAGAACTCCCAGCTGGCCGGTGTTAACAACAGGCTGGACACCAACAACAGCCTGCTGGATGACAAGAAACGCTCTGTGCTTATGACGCTCGGCGGCTCCGGCTGGGGCCAAGACCTTGAGGCCGGTATGCGCGCCGCCGCCTCAGCAGGCGGGTTTGGTGGCGTGACCCGCGACGAGGTGGGGGAGTGGTCATCCCTCAATGTTGAGCAGGGCTGGCGCAACCTGGATAAGATGCGCGCCTTGGTGGAGCCAACCCTGGCACCGAAGGACACCGCCGCTGATGCTGCCGCCGCCAACGGCCTCATAGAGGGGCTGCCGGAGACTGCGGTGGGAGGGCGGTACGCCCGCCAGCTTGCAGACAGTGTTGTGGAGGGCGCGCAGCAGGCCGCCCAGCGCTCAGCCCAGGCCGGGATGGAGGCCAACCGCCGCCGCGCCTACGAGGACGCGGCCCAGGCCGTCCTCACCCAGATTGGCGGCGCCGGGGATACGACCCGTATTGATACGCAGTTCACGGGCGCGGTGACCGTGAACGCCAAGCTGGAGGACAAGGTGCTTAGTGGCCTGTCCTCGATGGTGAAGAATAGATAGGGAGACAGGCTGTGAGTATTGCTTGGGATAAAAAGTTTCGTATCACCCTGTGGGGTGTAGACGGGGAGCCTTTGGCGCTTAGCCGTCCGCGTAGGAAGCGCGAAGGCGTCTTCCTGGACGATGTACCGGACGGGCTTTCTGGCATGGCGAAGAAGCACCTTTGGGATGGGGCGTCGGGGGTGTGGCGGGGTACAAGCGTTACGCAGAATACTCTCCGTCTGGGCCTTGTTGTGCGCGGCCGTAATGTGCGTGGCGATGTTAACCGTCTCCTGTCCTCCCTAGGGGATGGGAGTGAGGCTGTTGGGTTGTCTATTACCTCGGCGGAGTGGGGGCATAGGTGGTACCGGGCGCGGACTCAGGATGTTTCAAAAATTGAGTGGTTCCAGTCTCCGGGCGGGGCGAAGGTCGCGAAGCTTAGCGTAATCCTGGAGTTCTCCGGAGATACGACACGCAGGTTTAGGGAGCGTCTGGAGCTTGGGCCGGGGGACCTGTACGGTCTTATCCCTATACTTATAGACGGGGATACGGACATTTGGCCTTCATTCCGTATCTCGGGGAGATATAAAAGCGCCAGGCTGAGGCTGACCGCTAAAGATACTTGGCAAGAATTACCCTATCGTGCTGCTGGGTGGGCTATTGACTCCCACCCCGAGCGGCGGTACGTCACTAACCTTTCTGGTGAGCCGGACTTTAGCGCTGTTGTCCCGTTCTGGCCTAACCCGGTTCATCCGGTGGATGGTATCGGCCAGGTGGAGGTTGACGTGGTAAGCCCGGGTAGTGACTTTAAATGTGTTATCGAGTGGATACCGGAGTTTAGCCGAGCATGGTAGTCAAGCACACCCCCCGCCATGAAGTCATCGACGCCCGCGTCTGGGATGTGTCAATGTCCCAGTGGTGGAGCCTCGCCCCTTGGGAGGAGATTAACCTCCAGTGGCGTGAGGATTGGGGCGTGGACACAGGTGAGATTCGCCTTGCGGAAGACCACCCGAGGGCTTCCCGGCTACGCGCCGCCCGCCATGTGCCAGTACCAGTCACCTTCGAGGTGAATGGTGTGCGCTGGGACGGCTACGTGGAGTCCACCGAGACGGGGCAGGAGGCAGATGGCACCCGATACCTGCGGGTGACGGTTCAGTCAGAGACGAAGCACTTTCACCGCATGTTGGGGCGCGGCCCTGTGGCGTCGGCGGCGGATGGTTCCTCAGATGTGGAGGAGGGACCGTTGGGGGAGGTAACCCATAAGCTTATTGCGCGTGGCGCGGTGCGCACCGGGCTTCCAACCTATGTGCTGATTGACCACGCGGGGGACCCGGTGCAGGTGGAGGTGCGCACCGAGGATTACGTGGCCGGTCTTTTGGAGGAGCCGCTGGCCGGGTCTGATTCTTTTGTGCAGGTGCGTAAGCTGCTGCCCGGTGAGGCTATTCCCGGGGTCGGTACGGCCCTCCACTATGAGGGGCCGATGGAACGCGATTGGGCTAAGGCCCAACTTGGGAAGGGGGTGTGGCCGATGGCGTCAATAAACCCCCGCGTATACGGTGCCGCCGTGCCGCTGGATGTTCCCCCTATGCCGGATAACTCTTGGGCCGGTAGGGGCCAGGTGGGGGATGGCGCCCTACTAGCCGAGCCGATGGACGGTATCTGCTGGGTGCCGTTCGAGACGGTAGTGGAGCGCCCTGTCGGCTACTACGCCGAGGTTGACCCGGCCGGCGTGCACGTGATTAGCCGCGACCGGATTAGTGTTGCCCCTGGGGCGCAGGCCGGACGCCCGCATTTCGTGACCCACTGGGCGGCGGGAACTTTCAAGGAAACCCCCGCCCTTAAGGCATCTATTTCCGACGGCCTGGTGAGAACTACCCAGGGTGAGGCTATAGGTAGTGTCGCGGAGGCACTAGGGAAGATAGGTAAGGGTGAGGCCTACGCCTGGAAAGATGGAGCGGGCTGGGTGCTGGCCACCCCGGAGGAGTTCCGGGCCGATAATAAGCGCTACGCGCCAACGGAGTACGGGCAGCCCCAAACGCCGGGCGTTTTGGTGTGGCAGCACGCAGGCCGGGATAGGCGTGGAGTCGTGTTTTCCTCCGCGCCCGGTGGTGGGCTGAAGCGGTGGGCCACTACGGAAACCGCACCCGATGGGGCGATGCTCATTGGTGGCGGCCAGTTGGACGCGCAAACTATTGCCGCCCTAGAGTCGGGTGTGCTTAAACCGCAGGGGACTGTGACCTCGGCGGAGGGCGATAAGGCTAAGGCGTTGCTGCCTTCCTCGGCTACGATGCCGGGGGCGGTGGAGCGCCTGGACGTGGACGTTCAGCCCCACGCCACGATTGACGGGACCGATGTGTCCTTCAGTAGGGCCGGGGGGCGGGTGAATATTGAGGCGGCCGGGCCTTTCTTCCTGCGGGAGAAATACATGAGTCTTTCCTCCACAGGGGGTACGAACCCTACCGCTGATATTGCCCGCGAGTGGGCGGCTTCCCAGGGTACAACTAGCATGAGCCTCACCCCAGGGCACCACCAAAGTGTAGTGTTCGGGGATGATATGCGCCGCCCCGATGGGCGTGTAGTACCGGGCTGGAAGCCGGGCGACCGTATCAGCTTTGTGGACGGTAACACCCGCGTCTCCGAGGTGATTATGGGCTATACGCTGAAAGCGTCCTCCACAGAGGAGCTGACTGTGGAGCCTATTCTTGGCAGGCGCGATAATGGCATTATGAGCCGGTTTAAGTCGTTGGTGTCCGACTCTGAGAGGTCTAGCCGTAAGGCTTTACTTGCCCCCGCTAGGAAGGTCCCCAAGCAGGCTGTGCAGGACATTGTGGATAAGTCGACGGGGGAGCTAACCCGCAGCTTCGAGGCATCCTATAGGGCTTACAGTGCCTCGCTAATGGAGCTGGGAGATACGTGGCGTCAAGAGCTTAAAAACGGATTGAGCGCGGAGCAGCAGGCCCGTGTGGAGGCACTACGTAACGAGCAACAGGCCCGTGAAAGGGCGGGCACAGACCTACGCGGACAGCTGGAGGCTAAGCTCAACTCGGCTAGCGCACAACTGTCTGGCCAGATAGCCTCTGAGCGGCAGTCCCGGCAGTCTGGTATTAGTGCCGAGGCTGAGGCGCGTAAGAATGCCCTGTCTTCGGAGGAAGCGGCGCGTAAGGCTGCTATTGCGGCTGAGGCACAGGCCCGCGCTTTGGGCGATTCTAACGAGGCTCGGGCACGCCAAAAGGCAATCAGCGACCTGTCCACCTCGTTCACGACGGAGCTGGAAACCTACGGGCGTCTCGTGAAGGAGGCCAAGGAGTACGTCGACCCGGCGACCGCCGCCGTGGTTGCTTTCTGGTCTGAGGAGAATCAGAACAACTTCAACAAGGCTGTGCAGCTCACCCTGGCCGCCCAATCTGCCTACAACGACGTAAACAACATCAAATGGGTATCGCAGGATGCGTGGAATGAGCAGCAGCAGAAAATCAACGACGCCGCCGCTAAATTCCAAGCGCAGCAGCTGGAAATCAATGATCAGAATGAGGCGTTCCGCAAGCTTACAGAGGAGCTTGACGCCCAGCAGACTGAGCAAATCGTTCAGCTTATTGCGGTGCAGAAGCAAATCGCGGATGAGTCTCGGGGCCGTATTCGGGAGATCATGGCGACCCCGGCAGGCACGTCAGACCCACGTATCCCCGTGGAGAAACGAAACGATGGGGAACCGGGGTGGCAAATCACGCTCACCGATATGGTGGGCGGGAGCGTATTTAACGTGCAGTGGCATGCTAGCACCGGCACGGCTCCGTCTGGCGCTACTGAAATCAAGCAGACTTATAGTATCGTCCGCACGCTTGATTCAAACTTAAGCTCGTACAACCTTACGTCAACTCCTAACCATGCTTTTGTTTTCGCCCGGTGGGCTTCCGTCTCGAAACGGCAGGTCACGGTTGATAAATCTGCTGACAGCAGCGCCATACCGCGTAGAACCTGGCAGAGCATAATGACTTACCCCGCCCCGACCAAGGTTGCCCGCCAAGCTACCTTGAGGCTGAAAGTCACATGGGCGGCATCTACCTATGACGACATGTACGGCATCCGTATTCGTGCAGGCGATAGGACGCTCCGCCAGTACATGATGACGAAGTTGGGGCCGCTGACTTTCCTCGGCAATGGCGAGAAGTGGATGTCCACGACGGTGTCTAACCAGGTGTTGCAGCCTGGGGAGACTATCAGCGCCGAGGTTTACACGTCGGCTCTTACGGATGGTGCTCGGCGTATGAAGAGCGCGGAGCTTACCGGTACCTGGATTGAGGAGGTCTAGGCGCTCCGCCTTCCTAATTCCGACCGCATTCACCCCTCCCTCACACTGCCCTCATGAGCACAATTAAAGCGGCGGAGGTGACGGGGTGCAGGAAGAATTCAGCGCTAAGGTAACCGCGAGGTTTGTTGACGATGACGATATCGTCCGCACCGGTAGGGCGATGATTGAGCTGGATGGGGTAAATATGCTCCACCTGCCAATCCCTACCGGGTACGACGGGGATATTGAGGGGTTGTTTAACTCCGCGGCGGATAAGCTTTCGGTGGCTAAGCGGGCTGAGGAGGCGGCTATTAGGTCGGCGTCGGCTGCTAGGGCTGATGCGGATAGGGTCGCGAAGGTGGCGGAGTCTACCTCGTGGGAGGGAGACCGGCTGACGGTTGGGGGTAAGACGTCGCCCTCGTTGAGGGGTCCTAAGGGTAATCCGGGGCCTAAGGGTGACACGGGGCCTAAGGGTGACTCCGGCCCTGCCGGTCCTGCTGGTATTACGGTGGTGGCTAGCTCCGCTGAGGCGGCTAGGCTACCTATCGGCACTTTGTACGCTATACGTGCCGCTGGTGTGCCCGGCGGGGTTCCGCCGAATCCGTCGCCTAACCCCGGCGGGGGTATACCATCGGCGCCTGAGCCGCTCCCGACCGATATTACGATTGTGGGCGTTGCTTCTGGTAACTCTTCCGGCGTGTCGTCTATTGTGCCGAAGATTTCCGGTGCGAAGCCGGGCGACAAGATCATTATTGCGATTAACTCGCAGGGTAAGTCTGGTATGTCTATGACACCCCCGGCTGGGTTTACGCAGCCCGTTAACGGCTACTGGGTAGGTACACAGCAATCCTGGATTATTGAGGGTGACTACACGACTGATTTGACTGTGAAGTCTGCTCTTCCTGCTGATGTTGGCTGGGCTGCTATTGCGGTTCGTGGGGCGTCTACGGTGACTGCTGGTGCGGTGGCTGACCGTACGCAGGGTGGCACACCTACTACGGTTACTGCCCCGGCTGCGCCCGCTGTGGCCGGTGACCTCATTTTGGGCTTTGCTTTTGAGCGTACAACTGCGCAGGAAACCGCTGGTCAGATTAGTATTTCCCCCGGCTGGGAGAAGATTCACGTCACCGAGCAGGATGCGAACCCGCAGACCGTTGTGGTGGCGAAGGGCGGGCCTGGCGACATGCTAGTCACCTACCCGAACCCCCAGGCGTCGAACGGGTCTGGCGTACAGGTGGTGTGCCGTGCTTAAGGTCATGATGCGTACCCCGGGCGGGGACCGTGAGATGCAATTATGGCGGCGTACCCAGGGCGGGGATATTCCCATGGTGTTGGGTCAGGTAGGCGACGACTCGCAGGGCGATACACCTAACCCTAACCCTGTGGCGGAGCCTGGTGTTAAGGGCTTCCTAAAGACCCGCCCGTTTTACATGGCGCACCGCTTCGGCGGCACCGAATACCCAGAGATGACCAAGGTAGGCCTACAAGCGTCGATTGATGCCGGGTTCCGCTGCTACGAGTTCTCCACCTACCGCACCAAGGACGGCGTGTACATCGGCTCGCATGACTGGACTACGAAGCGCACTACCGGCGTAAAGCACGAAATCTGGAACACCGACTGGGCCACTATCAAAACCTTAAAGCAGGAGACCGGGCCGTTTATGCGGCTAGAAGAGGTCGTAGAGATGATGCCGGAGGGGACGGTGCTGGCCCTGGACCACAAGACCACCTCGGCGGGCATTAACACGAACCCGGACGACCTAGCCTCGGAGGAAGCGCTCTTTAAGAAGCTAGAGGAGCTTTTCGACGACCCTACTGAGCGTGTCATCTGGAAGCTTTTCTCTGGCTCTGATAGCGCCGAGCGCGCCAAAGCTAGGGGCTACACCGTCATGTGCATGGTGTACGAGAACGAGCTAGACGCAGCGGACCTGTCACGCTGGGACATCCTCGGCCTGGAATGGAACGCCACACAGGCAGGCTGGGACCGGCTGAAAGCGGCAGGTAAGCCGACGATTGCGCACATCATCACCTCCGCGTCGCAGGCCCGGGTGGCCCTTGATAAAGGGGCGGATGGGTTGATGTCATCAGTGCCGAGCACCGTACACCCATAAAGAAACCGACCGCGCCCCACGGGGCGCTAAATTTTTGCCCAAAGGAGGGATCCATGGATTGGATGAACGTCGAGCCGGATAAATACAACCTGCTCAGAAAGCACTACACACCAGGCAGGGGCGGGGCGAAAATCGAGTTCGTTACTCTGCACCACATGGCCATGATTGGCGACATTGACGACTGCGTAAGAGTCTGGCAAGACCGGGCCGCTAGTGCCCACTACGCCATCTCCCCAACCGGGATGATTGGCCAAGCCGTCAACGATTCCGACACCGCATGGTCGAACGCGAACTTGTACTCAAACCAGCGCTCCATCAGTATCGAGCACTCTAATAGTGGTGGACCTGACCAGGATTGGCCTATCAGTGAAGCCACCCGCGAGGCAGGCGCGCACCTAGTAGCCGCTCTGTGTCGCTACTACAAACTAGGCAGGCCCGTGTCCGGTAAGAACGTCAGGTTCCACAGTGCGGAGTCTGGTGGTTCCACCGCGTGCCCGTATCACCTACGCCCCGGCCATAAGTACCACGATGCGTATATTCGTCGCGCTCAGCACTGGTACGACCAAATGACCGGCAAGACTACACCAAAGCAACCGGCCAAGAACACTGGAGGGAGTAGCGTCACCATGAACGCTGTAGAACAAGTAAACGCGCACACCCGCGCATTCATTAGTGGGTTTTTCACCCCACAGTTTGATGCGATTCAGGAAATCTGGCGGCAATTGCGTGGCCCGTCGGGTAAGGGTTGGCCTCAATTAGGGCAGGATAGCCAAGGCCGCAACCTCACCCCGGTTGATGCACTTGCAGCAATCCGCTGCCAGCTCGCGCAGATTCAGGCAGACCTAGACGAATTGAAGCGGAGGAAGAAGTAAATGGGAAAGCATTACAAGAACCCAATCTTCACGACGGTGGGGGAGCAGGTTGCGGAGGCCGTTGCCGCTGAGCTGGTGGCGCAGCCGTGGTGGCTACGCTACAAAGGCACCATCATGCTCGTGCTGCAAGCACTGGCGTGGGTGGCGGGTGTTGCCCCCGTGTACTTGGCGGACGCCCCGGAATGGACGGCACTTCTCGTAGGTGGTATCGGTTTCTTCGTCACCACACTCGTCAACCGCCTCACCGTCGATGGTGTCACCCCGTCCATGGCGCCGCGATTGGCGGAGCAGGCGGAGGCCACCCAAGCGGAGCAGGCACCGCCCACCCTGCCGGTGTACACAGGGCCGACCACAGCGGCGGAGTAGCCGTGACCCGCACCCTACGGCTTATTATCGCCGCGCTCGCCTTCCAAGAGGCGTCACGCGGCCTCGACTACCTCTTCGGTGACAGCAGGCCCGGCACCGGTGTCTTCGAGATAGACAGTATTGGCCCCGCCTTCGCCTGGGGGCTGGCGTGTGTCGTCGCCGCCCTGGTCATCACGGCGGGGCTGGTCACCAAGCGGGATAACGTCGTGCGCTCGGGCGCAATGCTGTCGGCGGCTATCTACATCGCCTTCGCCCTCATGGTCGTGGACAACGTCTACGCGGACGACACGATAGACGACTGGCGCTATCTCACCCTGTACCTCAGTGCCGCGTTCATCTGGGGAGTCATCGCCTGGGCCTTAACCGTCCGCATGGCAGTCGCTAAAAACCGGAAGGAGCATAGTGCAGATTGACGAAATACTCACATTCCTATCCGGCTCCAAGAACCCGTTGGGTTTCTTCCTCTCCATCGCGATTATCCTCGCCTTCGTGAGTGGCCTATTCTCCAAGGCAGCAGAGAATTACGGCGGCATCATAGGCGCAGCCTCCAAGGCGCTCACCAGGCACAAGCAGGCCGCAATCGCCGCCGATGAGGCCAGTGATGCGCGCCGTCTTGACCGTATGGAGGAGACGATTCAGCGCCTCGACGAGGAGGTGGGGGAGCTACGCGCCAAGGACAAGTCGCACCACGAGTACCAGCTTTATGTTGCTGGGTACTGGCGCAAGCTCCAATTCTGGGCCGTGGAGCGTGACATTACCCTCCCGCCGCCGCCGATGATGACGTACCCAGAGTGGAAGCTTTCGACGTATCCCGGCGCTGACTAGGCTTGTGAAAGCCTTTGAATTTTGACCCTCACCCCACGCGGGTGGGGTCATTTTCTGCGTTTTAGGCATTAAAAAATCCCCGCTAACGCGGGGAATAAGAGCAATCTGCATGACGTGTTGAGCATCAGCAACGGCTCACCCCTGCTAACACAGGGAAATAGAGCTACAGTGCGATGTATTGAACATCGACAACGGCTCACCCCCGCAAATGCGGGGAGCACACATGAGCCTACTTCATGCGCTTCCGCCGCGCAACGGCAGACTGCCTGTGGCCCGCGCTACCCCCGTTTTATACCCCCTATTTTAGTACGTCTTGCGTATTAGTACGCGGTGCGTCATAATGGGTATGTAAGCAAGGAACAGCAAAGCAAAGGAACCCACCATGGCACGCCAGATGCGCACCCACGAAACCCACTACACCACCGAGGACTACCAGGTGGTCACCCAAACCGGATTCGTCAACGGTAAGCGCGTCTACGAAACCGCAGTGGTCAGCCGCAACACCGGGCGTGAAGAATTCCGCAACGTTGAATCCGTCGAGAAAGCCATCACGCTCTGCGACAAGCGACAGGCTGAACTTGAAAAGCTGCGCGCCGAACTCGCCGCCAAGCGCGAAGCCGAAGCGCAAGCAGAAGTTAAGACCACCAATGAAGAGGTAGCAGAAAAAGAAGAGACACGCGGCCCACTCGCCACCGACCGCCAGGTGGACTACATCATGAGCCTGCTCGCACAGCACGGCGGCCAGAACACCACCTGGTTCAGCGCTGGCCCCACCACCCTCAAAGAAGTCGCCAACATGACCCGCCGCGACGCATCCACCTACATCTCCGCCCTCAAAGGCGACAACTAGAAAGGAACCCCACCCATGCAAATCATTAGCCCCGACACACTCAACCGCATCGGCACGAAAATCACACTCATTGGCATGGCCACCAAGACGGTCAGAGCCGAGCGCACGACCGGCAACCGGGTCGCCCTCGAATCCGCCCGTAAGGGCCTGGCCGCGTCGGAAGACGATTACGAAAAGGCCACGGGAGAGCTTGCCCCCGGCCAGCGTGCCTGGGTGGAAACCCTGTTTGCGAAGCCGCTAGAGATGGCGCGTGCTGGGAAAGATGGGTACAACGAGGCCGTGTACATGGCGCAAATCAAATGGGCAGATGACCAAATCCGCGAGCTAGAGACGATTACCGCAGAGCTGAAAGATGCCCGCTCTGAGTGGGTGCAGGATGCCATGTCCTACGATGTGAGCGCCTATCAAGTTGCGAAAATGTGCGGGCGCACCCCATCGACGGTGCAGCGCTGGGTAAGGTGA